TAAACCGTACCTTCTGGACAGTAGGGGTCAGGATAAATAGGTACACCAGCGACCATCAAAGCACGGAAAGCTGCTTGTGGGCCATTGTTGTCGCCATCAAAGCCGTGACCGGGAGTGATGACATACTGCTCTTGACCAACAAAGTCTTGAGCCAACAGAGTCCATGTACCAAAACCGCAAACACCAAACGAAGGCACTTCAGCACCGTTTTTAACAGTACCAGAAATGTATTGCAGGATGTTTTGACGAGTTGGGTTTACGTTACCTGCTGAGTACGACTTTGACTGCCACCAGCTATAGGCTGAACGGCTGATATTGCCGTAGGTGCCTGAAGCTGAAACAGCGGCTGGCAAGCCAGTGAACTGTTGCGTGTTTGTGCTGTTGGTGTACAAGGCAGTTGCCATTGCATCCATCATCACGTTAGTCGCGTCGTTCATACGAGCTTCAATCAATGGAATGATTGCAGCGTCTTGCTGAACTGCACCTTCCATACCGAGAAACGGTACTGGAGCAATCATCAGCTTCAGGTCGAATTCAGCGTTGAAAGCACCTTGCTGGACTGATGGCTGGTTAAACGAACCAGAATAATCAGACCACTGTGCGTTCACAAACTGTGCGCCCTGAACGGGAACGGTTACGGAAGAAACACCACCGGAAGCCTGTTGCGAGTTAGCAATCAGAGCCGCCATTAGCGGAGTCGAGTTATATAATTGAACTACCAGCTTCGGAATGAACGCACGCCGTGTGACGTAAGTCAACTCGGTATATTGCGTACTACCTGTTGCTGGAATGATACCGCCACCAATAGGCATGGTTATCTCCTAAAAAACTTTATCCCCTACTAAATTAAAATCCAATGGGTCGCTTATTTTGACGCAACTCTTGGAGTGCTTTTGATGCTTCGTCTCTAGCTGCACCGACAGGGTTCTTGTAGTATTTACCTAGGTCGAACTTACTGACGGCTGACGGGTTGTAACCTGTTGGCGTTGGTGTAGCGGACTGTTTCATCCACTGCCAGTATTCCGCTGCCGATTCGTGGTTGGTTATGCCTTTTTCCAGCATAATTTTCTCCACTTCGTGAATATCGTCTTCATTCTGCACAAAACCTTTTTTCATTAGCTTGTTACGGCGTGATTCAAGGTCGCGCACAGCATCTTGCTCTCTGTCTTTTGCATCACGTTCCATAAGCCGCTGTTCTAGCTTATCGACATACGATTTTGTGCTATTTTCAATATCCAGTTCAGGAATGACGAGGTCTGGCTTTAATTGCTTAGTCAAACGCAGAACATCTTTTCTGGTTGCTGGATTATCGGAAAGTTCACGCATTAACAACGCTAATTGGTCGCGCTGTTCAAAAGACATATCTTCAAGACTCATTTTTATCCCCTAACTACGTTAGATTACTTTTTTACCGTCACCGGGTTTTTGAACACCCATCTTATTTTTGCTGCCAATTTTGCCAGCAGCATTAAGACCGCCAAATTCTTCATAGCGGGGAGGGTTCGTTACAACACCGTTTTGCTGGTTGTTGTCGGTAGGACGGCGAGGGCTATTGGCACCTCTTGGTTTAAACAGGTCCATAATAATTCCTTACATTGGAGTGGGTTGAGGTGAAGCACCGCCACCACCAGCACCGGGCATACTCATCGGAGAAGGTGCTGCTCCGGGCATTGGCGGGAGGTTCGGGACCATAGGAGCTTGCGACATTGCACGGCCTTCTGGTGTTGCTCCACCGGCTTGCGGCAAGTTCTGTAGCATCTGGATAATCTCAGACTGCTGGAGTTCATTTGTTTTTTGCTTGCGAGGGCCAATCAAACCACTCAACGCACGAATAGCGTTTAATGCTTTTTGACCTTCTGGAGATTCACTACCTAGATTTGGCAAGGCTTGCTCAATCAAATCCATTGCCATTGCAATGTTTACCATCGCACCTTCACGATTTCCCATCTTAGGTTCTGGCGTAGACATCGGTGCCGACATAGGAGCCGTAGACGAGTCAGACATTGCGGTGGTGTCAGGAGGTGGGGCCTCAGCAGGGTTACCTTGCTGCTTGCCAATCAATTCCATTAACTTATCGGGTGGTACGCTCATAAATAACCTCTATCGTCAAACTAGACGCGATTAGACCAGACTATCAGCAAATGTCAAGTGGGGGAGTATTTCCCCTCCCCCTTGGGATTAATCCACAAGGGACTAATTACTTGCGTGCCTTACGGCCTTTGCGTGATTTGCGTGCCATGATGATTTCTCCAAATAGCAGCGGCCAACTTAAAAGAGGAAGTCAGCCATACCTCATCCCTTGCGGGGAATTAACGACGAGTCTTACGACCACGCTTCATTTTTTTGTACATGATGTACTCCTATCGCTCACCCATACGGCCCGTCTTTCTTGCTTGACGGGGGTTAAAAGACTTAATGCCCGAGACGCGATATTGCATACTCGGCGCAGCTTCAGTCCTTTTTAGTTCGCCGGTCGATACTCTCGGCTGGTCTGCTTTTGGTGCGTAATCTGGTCTAGTTGCCATTACCCCTCCACTGCTTTCAAATCGGGTTTGCCTTCGGGCTTTTGTTGCGGCTGTTGCGCTTGCATCTTCTCGCGCTTCTTCAATTTATCTATTAACAATTGTTTCATTGGCGGTTCAAGCAAGTCAAGTAAAGATTCCTTGTCAATAGCTTGAGCTTTAAACAAATTGAACGCCAACTGACGCATATCTTCGGTAAATATAGGGCTGTTGGAGTGAGCGTCCACTTTCACCACATAATCTTTGGTAAATTGTTCAGCAATAAACTTATTGCCTTCTTCATCCGTAAAATGCGTGTTGTCATAGGCTTGCATCAGCTTTAAGTAGAGCGTTGCTACTTTTTCTAAGCTGTCTTCAACAATTAAGGCACGTTTCTTTGCGCGAGAACTTCCAAGACGGGCCAACTGAGAAGCATGACCAGCGGAGCGAACGCCTTGCTCACCACGACCAGACAGAACACTTGATATTCCAGATGCTTCTGCAAACATTGCGTCAATTTCATGGATGACCTCAAATAATGTCGCTGGCATCTCAGGTGCAATTGAATCCACCTTTGCATTAGGCATATCGCTTGAGACAAACGAACCCGGACGGTCAAACGCAAAGGCTTTCTCATCCGTGATACCCATAAAGCCAGAGAAAACTTTAGGAGGAGAGACTTGCTTAGACAGCAGGTCTAAAATTTCTGTCATACGATTGTTTCGTATGGCTTGCAACAGGTTTAGACGAGCAACTTCACTCTGACCCCAAAAATAATCAAATTGCGGGTTAGGGCAAATCTGAATAAATGGCAGCTCACCTTTTAAAAATACTGAAGCACCCGGACGGTCATAAATAAAGATGTCAGGGTCAGCCATCGTGACCACTTGGTAATCTTGTGTCTCATCGTTCCACACCCACAACTCATACATCTTTACGGTGTCTTCAGCAACACGCGCTTTGTATCGGTTTGTGCCGGTCAAGTCTAAGTTGACGTTACCGTATATGGTTGGGTTGGATTGACTCATAATGATGCGGTCAAGACCTTCCGGCATATCCTCAGTCTTCGTATTCATGGATGTCTGAATACGTTTGACGATGCTTTCCCGTTTTGGGTGGCTATACAATCGGTTATATAAATCGGATTTTGTAATGTAATAGGTTTGTACTATTGCTTCTTGTCTGTCTGCGTAGGTAACGTCTTCACGCAAGACGCCCATTGAGCTTGGCTCCACCATGTAGGGGTGAATACCGTTGTTGACCACTAGCTTGATGAAGGTGCTGTTGAAAACTAACGCCCATGTCAGAGCAGAGGAGAAGACTTGGTCGGCATTAGAGTTTAACCACTCATCATTTAAGGCTAGGGTCAGCCTTGGAATCTTAATGTGTTCTTGATTGGGAACTGCTGCACCGACATTGATAGAAAAACGTGTAGTCTCTGCTGAATAGAGAAACGACGTTAGCTGGTCAATGTGGGGATAAATCTTGTTGAACAAGGCGGGGTTTTCATTGGCACCAGCACCGAACAAAAACCAAGAGCGCAGGGAAGCGTAATCACCTTTGCGCTCTGCCAAAGATACCATGCACTTTTCGATTAAGTCGCGGTAGAAGAACTCACGCTCTAGGTCTTTGGTTGGTATCCGCATTTAAGACTTCACTTGTAGGTTTTCATGGTCAGCTATATAACTCGCC